GGCTGTACATCAGTCTGTCGATCAATGGCACTGCGATCATCTCGGGCAAACTGTGCTTAGATAGAGTCAATCTTATTCGCCAGGCGTACTTAGGGTTCGTCGGCTGGCTGTACTTTGTCGATAGCGCCCCAGGTTCAACGGGAGAGACTCAGCCGCTCACGAGCGCAGCATCCTCCGCCAATGCATCCTGGACGGCGGATAGCGACACGGTTACAGCGGACTCATCCATCACGGCCGATGGGGGATCTTCCTCCAGCTCGGATGCGTCGCTGACGAGCGTTCCTTTGGGGCTCAATCCCAATTACGCGGGTTTGGGATCGCGCTACTTGCTCGTCTACGAATCGAGTTAGTCCGTTGTCTTTTACCCAGAAGGTTTTGAAGTTTTCATTTTCCGGCGCGCAGTCGGGAAATTTTTCGGCGGCCGGATTGCGTGCGGCGGCGAATATCCAGCGCTATCAAGGCCGCTCAGGGACCATCGCACAGGTGAAGATCTGGGGCCTGTCCATGGCGCAGATGAATGCCTATTCATCTGTGATACCGGCCGCGGTCGCAGCGGAGCAATTCAACCTCATCATTGAGGCGGGAGACTTAGGAGGGCAGCTCTCGCTAGTGATCAACGGTGCGATCTTGCGCTCATTCATCGATTTGACCGGTGCGCCGGAGTCGGTTTTCAACGTCACCGTGATCGACACCTACCTCGCGTCGAATCCGATTGAGGCGCAGTCAACCGGGGGGACGCAGGACGCGGAGACGCTGATTGCCAATGTCTGTGCTGCGGCGAATTTAACGTTCGACAACAGCGCAGGGGCACATGGGGTGCTGGATGGGCAGTCCACCTATGGATCGGCCATCGATCAGATCGACCGCATTGCCACGGCCGCGAAATTCAACTGGAAGATCACGACCAATGGGGCGCCTTTTCTCCCCGGCTCCACGATATCCATCTGGCCCAAGGACGGGACTGTGGATGATGTGGTGGTCAATGTGGGACCCAATACCAGTCCTAAGATGGTGGGCTACCCTGGATATTGGGAAGCGGGGTTGATCGTGACCTCCCTCTATAACCCGCAGATCCAGCTCGGCCGGCAGATGAATGTGACCTCCAGCATTCCGAAGGCCAACGGTCGGTGGCAGATCATCCAAGTGCAGGATGAACTCACGACGATGCTTGCAAAGGGCCCCTGGTTCACGACGGCCATTCTGGCTCCAATCGGTTCATGAGCGCGACACCAAATTTCACCGCCGCTCAAATCGCGGCGGAGGCGCTGCGCCATGAATCGCTGATTCGAGCGAATATCAAGGATATTCGAACGGCGATTCCCGTTCAGGTGATGGCGGTGCATCTTGGGGAGGGGTCCCCTCCTTCCATCGGCGCTGTGGACGTACAGCCGCTGGTGCAGACGGTGGATGGGAGCGGCAGGCTGTGGTCACTCGGCGTGACCTACGGGGCGCAGTTTTCGCGCTTACAGTCGGGAAGCACCGCCATTATTCTCGACCCGTCAGTGGGGGATATCGGCCTCGCGACGGTGTGTGATCGGGACATTTCATCCGTGATCGCCTCAGGGGCACTGGCTGGACCGGGCTCCGCGCGCACGCACGATATCTCGGATTTGGTCTATCAATTCTCGATTGTCCCGAAGGCAATCTCGCAGTACTTGCAGGCCACTGCGAGCCTTTTAAAGGCCGTATTTCCGGCCATCAACTTAAATGGCGTCACCATCGATAGTTCGGGAGATTTATCAGCCCCGACGCTCGCGGCTGGCAACGGAGCGAGCGGAACAGTCACCACAGAAACGGGGTATACCATGATTTTTGTCGATGGCATTTGCATCAGCATTACGTGAACTGTGGCGATCAATCATACAACCTGGCTGCTCGATCAATCGACCTTTGATTCTTGCCTAGACGCATCCGGTAACATCGCCGTCGCCAGCGCTCCGTATGCCATCGCGCAGGATGTCGCCACGCAGCTCAGTACGTTTTTAGGGGAAGTGTGGTACGACTCAACTCAAGGCATGCCCTACTGGCAGCAGATATTGGGGCAACGCCCGCCGGCATCGCTGGTTATCGCGGCACTGGAGGCGCAGGCGCTTTTAGTGCCTGATGTGGAAACGGCCACGGCAACCATCGGAGGAATCGACGCAGAACGCGGACTCATTGGGCAGGTCATCATCACGGATACCGATGGAAACGAATCAACGCTCGCCATCGATAATGGCACTGTGACGGTGGAATGAGCACTCCTACTACGCAGGTGCCGCCGATTGTCTGGACGAACGGCATGCCCGTCGTTCCGACCGAACAGGACATCCTGACCGGGCGCGCGGCGGATTTCACCTCAGCCTACGGCAGTGGCTTGAACACCGCGGGAACCACGCCGCAGGGCCAGGTGATCTCGAGCGACACGGCGATCATTGGGGATAAGAATAGCCAGATAGCCTATGTCGCCAATCAGGTAGATCCGGATCAAGCCGAGGGCGCCTTTCAAGATGCCATCGGCGCGATCTATTTTTTAGAGCGTATCGCCGCTGCGGGTTCCGTCAAAACCGTCACCTGTATCGGTGCGGTCAATACGCCAATCCCGGCAGGCGCGCTCATCAAAGATCCGAGCGGGTACCTGTGGGCCGCGACGGGGCTCATTACCATCGGCGCGAGTGGGTCTCAGGTAGGCACGTTTCAGTGCACAACGACCGGTCCCATTGCATGGCCGGGTAACACGCCTTGCACGATTTACACCCAGGTCAACGGCTGGGATCAGGCAGTCAGCACCTCAGCCGCGGCAGAAGGCAATGCGGTCGAGTCTCGGGCAGCGTTTGAGAATCGACGTCGCAATTCTGTGGCGATCAACTCTCATGGCACGCCGCCCACCATTTTGGGCAACGTGCTGGCGATCAACAATGTGCTCTCGGCCTACGTCATCGACAACGGCTCTGGCTCTCCCATCAATGTGGGATCGACGAATTACTCCGTCGCAGCGCACTCGATCCTGGTCAGCGTGTATGGCGGACTCGCGGCCAGCATCGCGCAAGCGATTTGGACGGGCAAAGATGGCGGATGTGGGTATAACGGCAACACGACTGCCATTGTTGCGGATACTTCCTACCCCGTAGGCTCTCAGCCGCAGTACACGGTGACCTGGCTCACGCCGACGCCGACGCCGATTTACTTCGCGGTGACGTTGCAGAACAACAGTTCCTTGCCGGCGAACATCAAGTCGCTCGTACAAGCGGCAGTGCTCGCAACCTTCAACGGTACTGATGCTGAGGGAAGCGTGCCGGCCGGCATTGCCCTGACGATCTCAGGCAGCCGCTATGCGACACAGATCAACCTGATCAGCCCTGCGGTGAATATCGAGAGCATTGTGGTCGGGCTGCAAACGGCGGTCAGCAGCGAGAGTGTTGGGACGGGGAATGGATCTACCGTCACATTCGGGCACACGGCGGCGCATCTGTCGGTCGTACCGGGAACGGTCACCATTACAGCCGGCACTGTGGTAGCGACCGATGATGGCAACGGCAATCTGACCGGAACCGGCATTGCCGCGGGCACGATCAACTACGCGACGGGTGTTCTCAGTATCACGTACTCCGCGGCGCCCGCCAATACTCTGGCGGTCACGATGGGGTATTCCTACTCGAATCCGTCGAGCGGCATTGTGACGCCGGGTGTGGACCAGATGCCGACGCTCGTGGCCGAGAACGTGGCAGTGCTCTTGGTTTAAGTTTATGTATGACTGGTCGAAAACGTTAATTTCGAGATTTGCGGACAGCTCGATCCTAGTCTCGCTCATCTCCTCCTTCGACGCGGCCATGGACCCTGCGGCCGACATTGCGTCATTCTTGAAGTACATTTGGAATGTCCGAACCGCCGTCGGCTACGGGCTGAACGTGTGGGGCGCGATAGTCGGTGTCAGTCGCGTGGTGCCGAGTTCGCCGCCGATCACGCTAGAGGATCCGGACTACCAGACGGCCATTCTCGTCAAAGCGGCAGCCAATATCGGCAACGTCACGATACCGACGCTGAACCGGCTACTGAGGCAGATCTTTGCCGGTTCTGGGTTGGTCTATGTTCAGGACAACCTGAACATGACGCTGACTTACGTGTTCCTGTTTCCGTTGACGGCGACTCAGCAGGCCATTGTTGAAAACGCGGGTGTGCTGCCGCGTCCCGCTGGGGTGGGAGTGACGTACACCACATCCAACGTGCTGGGACCCTTGAACACGGAAGAACTGAATACTCAGCCGCT